TAAACATCACCTTCATTCCTGACTCTACACAATGTTATCGTTATCATCGTCTGATTTGATTTGTGTGTTACCTCCCAATACAGATGCTAAAATTGCTATTCCTCCGCCAACCACAACTGTTGCAAGAGTAGCCATTCCAGCAATAAATCTCTTATTTTCTGTATCTTTCTTATCCACCTTTTCAGCAATTTCCTTCATCTGCTCAATAATATATTTTCTCTGTTCAAATGAAAGGTCATCCTTATCCAGCTCTTTCTGTAAAGAAGCAATTACTGAATTGTATGTATCATAGACAGCTTTCACACTCTCATTATTTGACTCCAGACCTTTATCCAAGGAATCCTTATATTCCGATAACATCTCTTTTGTTGTATTTGCAAATTCAGGGAACTGCTCCAGTGCCTTCTTTGCAACCTCTGGATCCATCTTATCAAGCATAGACGCCATCTTAATAACTTTGTCTTTGGTCAGATGTCTGAAATCTGTTATATCTAATTTCTTAAGGACCTTCTGCTCATTCATCATAAAAGCAATCCCTCCAATCGTAAAATAGGTGGCCAGAAATCAATACCCGACCACCTTACATTTTACCATTTTTGCCGCCAAATTTCCATCTGTTTTAATTGTGGCTTTTGTTGAAAAATCAGTCCTCTCTCTGCTTCAACATTGAAATGCTTTCACGTAAAATGCGCCTGGTTGCCTTTGCCTGTTCATAGAGCACACGCTTTTCAAATGGGCTGCAATCCTTCATAAGCTCATAGAGCTCGCTCTGGTATTCTTGCTTATCTCCCACCTGGTTCCCGCGAAGCAATGAATCAATGTTAACCTCCAGGGCATTGGATATCCTCACCAGTGCCACAAGACTTACCTGCTTCTTAGCGGTTTCAACCTGGCTGAGATACTGTGCGGAAATTTCTGCCTTCTCAGATAGCTCCGCCTGTGTGTAGGACCTGTTCTCCCTTTCCTCCTTGATACGCTTTCCAACAAAATTAAAATTGACTGGCATAGCATGCCACCTCCTAAAAAAAATATTTTCTTTAGGATTGTATAGCCGATAGTTGATAACTTCTATTTCAGGCTATTCTAATAATCGCTAATTGTGGATAGAATAATAAAAACATAGTCAATAAGCGATGAGGTGCACAATGAACGATAAATTCAAAGACGTTGGAGCACGTATCAGGGAAGCTAGAAAGGTGCAGAAGTTGAGCCAGGCTGACCTGGCAGAACGTCTACAAATTTCAACTTCACACATGAGCGATATTGAAAATGGGAAAAAGAACATCGGCCTAGACATCTTTATGAGATTAACCGAAGCATTACAAGTATCTGCCGACTGGTTACTCCGTACCGACATTCCATCTGTTTCCAATATCCAAAATAGCGAGGTCGCAGAAATACTATCTGACTGTTCCGCTGATGAGGTACAGTTCCTTATTAAAATGATGAAGGAAATGAAAGCCGGACTTCGTTCCAAAAATAAAATCAATTCACGATAGACCATAGGTTGATGACGAAACCTGTGGTCTATTTTCTTTTCTCATACTGCCTTCTATAATGACAGCGTGTCTTTAGGTTTACCACTTAAATTCGACAAAAATTCATAAAATTCTTTCAAATTGTGACTGTAGGTTTAGAGCTTAACCTGTGGTCGATTTTATGCTACGCACATTCCTTTTATAATGTTAGGGACGATATTTTATTAAAGGAATGATACTAATATGAAAGAAACGGAAAAACTGGGAAGTGCTCAGTCCCAAAAAGAAAAAATCAGAGAGCGTTACAAGGGTATCGATACAGATCAGCTCGATGTTATTCCAGCGCTGCCCCAGGATTCCTTCTATGAGGATAAGCGCGAGAAGCGAGTTGCTGTATATGCCAGAGTCTCAACAGACGATCCGCGACAAACATCTTCATATGAACTTCAAAAGAATCATTACCAGGACGTAGTAACAAGGCACCCTGGATGGCGTTTGATAGAGATTTATGCCGATGAAGGAATCTCCGGTACTTCTTTACAGCACAGAGACGCATTTATCCGAATGATCAATGACTGCCATGCAGGTAAGATTGATTTAATCGTAACAAAGAGTGTGTCGAGATTTGCAAGAAATGTTTTAGATTGTATTGGATATGTAAGGCAATTAGCTGCCTTAGATCCTCCCATCGGCATTTTCTTTGAAACAGAGAATATCTACACACTGAATAGTAATTCAGAAATGAGTCTCTCATTCATTTCAACTCTGGCCCAGGAAGAAAGTCACACCAAGAGCGAAATTATGAACGCTTCTATTGAGATGAGATTTCGTAGAGCAATCTTTCTTACCCCACCGCTGCTCGGCTTTGACTTAGACGAAGATGGAAACCTGGTAATCAATGAAGAAGAAGCAAAGACTGTACGCCTTATCTTTTTCATGTATCTGTATGGATATACCTGTCAGGAAATTGCTGATACACTTACAAGCCTAGGTAGAAAAACCAAGCTAAACAACACCGTATGGTCAGCCGGAAGTGTTCTGCAACAGCTTCAAAACGAAAGGCACTGTGGCGACGTGTTGGCCCGTAAAACCTGGACTCCAAGTTACCTAGACCACAAATCAAAGAAGAATAAACAGGACAGAAATCAATACCGCCAGAAGAACCACCATGAAGCAATTATCTCGCGTGACGACTTCATAGCAGTACAAAGACTAATCAGCAACGCCAAATATGGAAATCGAGGTTTTCTGCCTGATTTACATGTATTTACTTCTGGCGCACTGGAAGGATTTGTTTCAGTTAATCCACGCTGGGCTGGTTTTAAAGCTGCAGATTATAAGCGAGCTTCCGAAAGTGTATATGATCCAGCGATTGTCCTGCCACAGGAACAGACCATTGAAGTTAATTCAGGTGATTTTGATTTGAGAGGATTTGAAGTGGCCAGGGCACAGTTCTTCTCTTCTACTAACCGGGTTTATGTGACCTTTTCCATTAGTGGAATTCGGTTTAGCACAGAGTGTGTACGCAAATTAGAGTCTCATTTTGTCGAGATGCTTATTCACCCTGGGAATGGAATTATTGCTTTCAAACCGGCCACAAAAGAGAACCGAAACTCCATGGAATGGGCCAGACAATTAAACGGATCCAAAGTTCCTAAACCGGTATCTGGTGCCGCTTTCCTTCCAAATCTTTATGACCTATTTGGCTGGGATAACAACTGTAAATATCGGATTATGGGTTTTAAGAAGCACAACAATGACAGTTCATTAGTTCTGTTTAGTTTAGCTGATGCAGAAGTTTTAATTCCCAACTCAACTATCGAGGGAGACGATGAAGAACCTATCTCTTTATTTGAAGAAGATGTAAAGCCACTCGGTACAAAAAACAGTACCTTTGGCTATCCAGAAGAATGGATTTATAGCTTTGGAAACAACTTCTATCGTCAGGCACAAGCCAACGAATTAGCTGCATTTAATGAGTCAGACTGGTCTTTGGAGGAAGAAAAAACTTCTTACAATCCTGAACCACCACTCCAGGTGACGACTCAGGAAGAAATAGAAGAAAACATCAAGTCCATGATAGATGGAATGAGACAGGAGGTAAACAATGAATGATGAGACACAGCTCAAAGAAGCAATTGATTATGTAGAGGACGACTCCTTTACTTTTGAAGGCTATCAGGTAGTGCGCGGAGAATTTTTCTCTCACGTATTTGAACCGTCCTTCACATTTAACAACTATAAAGTCCAGGTCAATACTGCTTGTATTAAGCGATTACCTGAATTTGACTATGTTCAGATACTGGTTAACCCGGAAACTAAAAAGCTGGCGGTCCGTCCTTGTCAGGAAGATGAACGAGACTCTTTCCGCTGGTGTTCTGCTACTGCCAATAGGACACCTAAGCAAATTACCTGCCGCATGTTCTTTGCCAAGGTAATCTCTCTTATGAACTGGAACAGTAACTACCGCTACAAGCTCTTAGGAAAGTTAATCAAATCAGGCGGCGAGCTTCTCTTCGTCTTTGACTTAAATTCTGCTGAAATCTACCAGCGTGCAATCAAGGATGATGGGAAAGTCAAAACCTCTCGGACTGCTACCTTCCCTGAAGAATGGAAGAATCAGTTTGGTTTGCCTGTGGAAGAACATAAATCGAATATTCAAATCAATACCTTCAATGGTTATGCAGTATTTGGCCTTCAAGAAGAACCTAAGAAATCATCAAAGCAACCTGAGCAGTCTGAACCTGTCCAGGTAGAAAAGGAGGAAACCTATGAGCAATTCACTCTCGCAGGCACAACCAACCCTAGTTATTGATTGTCGCAGCAACCGAATACGAATACATAGAAAAACACTTCACATGTTAGGTGATCCAGAATATGTCCAGATTCTTATCAATCCAACCACCCGCTGCATTGCTTTTCGTTCCAGCACAGATAAACGCGCAGAACGTATCCATTGGGATGCCATTGGTGAAAAGCAATGCTGTGAGTTTTACAGCAAATACCTCATCCGGCAGATACGGAAGGTTTTATTTGATGTAGATACCAAACAGGTCTATCGAATTATGGGGCAATTTGTCGCCAGGGAAGATCTCGTATATTTCTGTGTGGATAAAGCTGTCTCAATATCCAACTTTGAGGAGGAACTTGAATAGATATGGCAAAAAGAAATCATTATAAACTACTCATTGATGAGGAATTTAGAAGAATTGTTCCTCCCATGCCGCCAGAAAGGAAGGAAGCGCTGGAAAGACAAATAAAATACTTTGGACCTGAACAGGACATTATCACTTGGCACCGGATAATCATATATGGCTTTGAGGAATATGAAATCTGTCAAAAGCTAGGTATTCCATTCTCCATTCAGGAACTGGACTTCGACTTTCGTTCTATGGCCATTAATTATGCCAGCAAAAAATGCCTGGACCTTGACTACTTAACAGATGAATGGAACCGTTATTGTATCGGAAAATTCTACGCATCTAAAAAACAAATATTCCTTGACTCTTATCCAATTCAAAACCAATTCACGCCGCCAGAATATAAACGTCCAGGGAATATGCTAACAAGCGAAGTCTGTATCCAGGAACTTGCCGGTATCCGGGAATTAAAGCGGGGAACCATTACAAAATATTCCAACTTTTCTATGGCAATTGATGCTATCGCAGAAAAGCAGAAGGAAATCGCCTATGACCTATTAAATGGCAGGTTCCATCTCTCCCACGATAATACTGTGGCCCTTTCCAAATTAACCCCCGCTGAAATTGTTGTTGTCAGAGACAGGATTATGAACGATGGCGACCTTAGTATCTTGCATTCCGGTACTCTTAGAAATCATCATGTTGTAAAGGTGAAAGCAGAAACAGACGGAAAACGGAAGAAGGCACCGGAAATCAAACAAATGCCAAAATACGATCCTGACGCTGAGTTATCTAGTCTGACCTTAACAATTCCAAGCTGGATAAGCTCAATTGAACGTACCAGGAATACTGCCGATTTTAAGCACGTCTCCAAAGATGCCATATACAAAATGAACCTACAACTGCAAATACTACAAGAGGCAATCCATATTTTAATGGAAGCCACAAAGGAGAATTCGAATGAATGATGAGATAAACCTAAATGACTTTGTACCCAAAGTGCATTATGAGCTGATTCCAATTAGGAACCTGGTGTCTAACCAAGACTACCAGAGGAATCTATCCGTAAAGCATGTGGAAAAAGCTGCTGCCAACTTTGACCTCTGTCAAATTAACCCTGTGAAGGTCAGCAGGCGCGACGGTATCAACTATGTATTTAATGGCCAGCATACCATTGAAATTATCGCACTAGTATCTGGTTCCAGAGAAACTCCTGTCTGGTGCATGATTTACGATGACCTGGAATATGAAAGGGAAGCTGACATCTTTGCAAACCAGATGAAGTATGCAAAGGCCCTCTCCCCTTATGAAATATTCATGGCAAATATTGAGGCCGGAAATGACAAGCAGCTCATCATCAAATCCCTGGTAGAGTCTTACGATCTTGTTGTGTCGAGCAAGACAAGCCCTGGCTGCATTTGTGCTGTGGCCACCCTGGAAAGCATCTACGACAAGTACGGATTTCACACCCTGGACCGCACACTACGCCTGTTAATCGGAGCATGGGAAGGTTCACCGAAATCCTTTAGTGCCAATATGCTAAATGGTACTGCCCGACTGATTCACTGCTTCGGTGATGACTTAAAGGATAATATTTTCAAAGAAAAACTTGGTATGATTTCCTTAAAAGAGCTTAGTCGTACTTCCAGGGAACGAAGTGCCGGTTCCAGAGGTTTCGCAGAAGCTATGCTGTTAATCTATAATAAGAAAACACAACATCCACTCCAAATGACAAAGCTCTACTCCAACAAGGGACCGAAACCTAAAAATCAAATGGCTGACGAGGACCTTGCAGCACTTCAAATACCAGAGGCTTCCACCCCACCTGATTCAGAACAGCAAATTGAGCTCTTTGAACAACAGACCTTATAACGCAAAATAGCCGGTAAGCAAATCGCATAGATTCACCTACCGGCCCTTTTGCCTTATTCTGCTGTAAGCTCAAATTCTGTTCCGTCATAAAAGCTTATCTGAAGCCTTCCATCTTCATGCACTGTTATAATGTCCATCACTTCTCTCATAAGCTCTGAGTCAAATTCCTGTATTGGTCCATCCGCTACTCGCTCCATAAGAAGTCCTGTTTTATACTTTAGCAGTGGATCCGGGCTTTTCATGTTTTCATTCCAGGCCACCCTGTAGCTTTCCTGGTCTTCTACTATCTGGTTCCAGCTCATTACAAAGAACTTCATCAAAGATTCTTCGTAAATATAAGGGCAAGTGCAAATTCTATGCCCGCCAGCTTTATTCGTAGAACCGCAGCGCCATTTAGCAATCTTTGTTCCCTTCCTTGTGGTGTAAGATACTCTGCTATAAAGGTTGCAACAATTACCACACACCACCTTGCCTGAAAAATGATTAGTTTCAGGATTGACCGCATAGGTGTTTGTATGGTGTTCCGCACAAAACTTCTGCCTGCGCTCAAGCTCCTGCTGCACCGCTTCCCAGGTTTCAACATCAATGATTGGCTCGTGGTCTTCTTCAATATGATACATCTGTATGGAACCATCATTCATTACTCGCTTCTTAGAAAGGAAATCCGCAGTATAGCTTTTTTGCAAAATAGCATCACCCATATACTTCTCATTTCGAAGCATGGAATCAAGTGTACTTGCCTGCCAGTTACATTTTCCGTCCCAGCTTTTTACCTTTTCTCTTTTGAAGATTCTAGCAATATAGTCCACCGTCTTTCCGGATAAAAACTCCTCATAAAGTCTTACTACTATCTTTGCCTGGGACCGGTTTACCACCAGCTTTCCATCCTCATCCACGTCATATCCTAAGAAACGCTTGGTGCTCATTTTGTGTTCCCCATGCTCGTACCTTTTACGAATGCCCCAAGTAACGTTCTCTGAAATGCTGCGGCTTTCGTCTTGGGCCAAGGAGGAAAGAATTGTAAGAAGTACTTCGCCCTTACCATCTAAGGTATCAATATTCTCCTTCTCGAATCGGATTCCCACGCCTAGCTCTTTTAATTCTCTTACATAGTTCAGACAATCCAGGGTATTTCTGGCAAATCTAGAAATCGACTTTGTAATAATAAGATCAATCTTTCCGGCCCTGCAATCTGCAATCATACGATTAAAATTATCTCGCTTTTTAGTGTTGGTTCCAGATATTCCTTCGTCTGCGTATACATCCACCATTTCATAATCTGGATTCCTTGTAATAATTTCCGTATAGTATCGCACCTGGTTCTCATAACTTGATAACTGTTCTTCTTGGTCCGTTGACACGCGGCAATACGCTGCTACTTTCTTCTTTAATTCTGTCTGCTGACCGTTCACCAGCATCGTAGGCTCTTTTGCTGGTATAACCGTAATGCTTCTCGCCATCTATCATTACCTCCTCTACTACCATTGGTTCCGAAAAAGAAAGACCTGCAAGTTCTGTATCCTTTATCCGGATACCCTTACAGGCCTCTTTTCCTTTATGAATATAAGTGGCGCATAACCACTCAACTTTTCGATTGTAAACATATCTTCTTCGCAGGCTCTTTCCACAATACGGGCACACCAACATTCCACTCATTGGATATCGGTTTTTGTATTTTGTACCCTTTCCTATATTTCTTTCCTTCCTGTGGTACTCTAGCATTTCCTGGGCCTGCTGCCATTCTTCAACACTAATAATGGCCGGGTGATCTTCTGTTACATAGTAGCTTTGCACCTGACCATTATTCTTTACGGATTGGTGTGTTCCTTCCGGAATGTAAGTTTTCTGGATATGAAAATCACCTTTGTATTTTTCATTTGTAAGCATTCCCTTAATGGTACTTGCGTGCCAGGCGCTTCCGGTTACCGTAGTAACTCCTTCCTCATTCAGCGCTTTTGCAATTCTATGGCACCCTATACCGGAAATGTACATCTCAAATATTCTTCTTACGTTTTTGGCTTCCTCTTTGTTAATAATCAGATCGCCGGTCTCATCCTTATCGTATCCCATGAATCGGGCTGTGTTTATCATTCCCTCTCCACGCTCGAACTTCTTTTTCAAAGTCCATTTGTTATTCTCACTAATGCTGCGGCTTTCCTCCTGTGCGAAGGACGCAAGCACCGTCATCATCAGCTCTCCTTCCGAGGAAAGTGTGTTAATATTGTTTTCCTCAAAAAGCACCCCGACGTCAATTTCTTTCAGCTCTCTTGTGTACTTAAGAACTGTGGTGGTATTTCTTGCAAATCTGGAAATCGACTTTGTGATAATCAGGTCTATTTTCCCAGCCTTGCAATCTGCAATCATTCTTTGAAACTCTGGTCGATTCTCGCTTCTACCGGTCATTCCCTGGTCCGCATAAATAGAAACGAATTCATATTCCGGATTGCTTTTAATCACGCGCTCATAGGTGCTTACCTGGTTTTCAAAGGACTCACCTTGCTTTAAGCAGTCCGTTGATACTCTTGCATAAGCACATACTCTTAGCTTTTTTTGCTTAGGTTTTAAAGGTTCTATTTTCCTAAGTTTCATGCGAATTCTCCTTCCTTTTTGGTAGTCCTATTAACGCTCTTGTTCTGCTATAAGTCAAGCAATTTAGCGGTTTCAAGGGTATAATTATCGGTATGACCAAACTGGTAAAATGCAAAAAAAGAACCTGGAAGGATTGTTCCTCCCAGGCCCAAACTTATGATAACATTTCGTTTACTCGCTTCTGAACCGCACCATAATCATACCCCTCTGCTAATAGTCTACTCTTACGCTCAGATCCGTTTCCCCACTTGCCTGCAATGACCTCTCTTGCAAGTTCGTCGACAGACTTCTGTGGTGTCACTCCACATTTACGATTTACAATATCCTGAACATCAGCATAATTGTATCCGGCTTCTGTGAGACGCTGCTTTCTCTCTTCGCCATTTCCCCATTTTCCTGCGATTACCTCATCTGCAATCTCTACTGCAGTTTTCTTTGCAGGCTCTGGTTCTGATGCCTGGCTTTTTGTGTAGCCATTAAGACCTGCTGCCTTAATATATGCTGGATAATCCACATAGCAATAGTCCTGATCACAGGTCTGACCATTGATCTTATTACTACGAATAAGATTTGTCTCTCCACCAAACTGCCACATCTGAGTTTCAGCACCGCTGTTTGGAGCAGGCTTACTCTTTCCCCAACGGGCAATCCAATGACTGTACCTGGTAAGCTCACTATCGTTCATCTCGCTGTTGAAGAACGACTCCGAAGAATAAATGCCAACCCAGTATCCAGCTTCTTCCATTGTCTGACAGAATGCTTTCACAATTTCTGTAAGGCCAGCTCTGTCATTCTGAGTGATCATTTTTCCCTCAACATCATAAAAGACAGGGTATTCATATTTCTTTCCATTAAGGATTGAAATAAAATACTCTGCCTCTTTTCTCGCATCTGCTACACTCTTTGCATTTCCGTAGAAATATGCTCCTTTCGGAAGTCCACATTTCTCACATTTGCTGTAATTGTCCTCAAATCTACTGTCTTTGTATAGTCCATCATCACCGCCTCCTGCCTTAATGATGGCAAATTCTACTCCCTCGTTACTCTTTGCACTGGCAAAATCAAAATCACCCTGCCAATGACTTACATCAATTCCAAATCTCTGACTCATAGTCTATTCCTCCTTATCTTCACCTTCAGCTCTATCATGGAGCTGTTCTAATACATCTTTGACTTTCTTTGGTACTGGAAGTCCCAGGTGAGAAGCATTTTCTAATAAGCTCACACCCTCATTGGAAATATAAAAGAAAATGGCTGCTGTTCGAAGCACAGAGCCTGTTCCAATTACATGCACATCCAGGATATTGGCAATTCCAACCATCAAGAAAATCAGTACCTTTTTGCAGATGCCGCGAAAGCCTACCTCACTGGATAACTTCTTATCCACAACGGCGCACATGACACCAGTGATGTAGTCGATCACAACAAATGCCACTAATGCGTAAAGCAAACCATCACATCCTCCCAAAAAGTATCCTAGCCATCCTCCAATCGCAGCGATGACAAACTGCATCGTGTTCCAAAATTCCTTCATAACAAAAGGCCTCCTTTGCAAATTTTTGTGTATGAAAAAAGCAGCTACCCGTAAAGGATAACTGCTTGATTCCAAGTTTACTGTTCTTTTGTTTCTGTCAGCGTATAAGTGATTTTCATCGTTTTATCCGCTGTCTTAATAACCGGATTATCCAAGTTATTGATTGTGGCCAGATATGGAGTGTAAAGGAATAGTTCCTTATAACATCGATACTCATTGTACCGGTACATCCACTCCCTGATTGCATAGGTTTTATACCTTGTCATCTGGTTAACTCCCCAAGCACAATAATCTTTGAAACCTATGCTTCCAATCTTCTGCACCGGCTGTCCGTCCTCCAAATACCAACCATTCAGAATCATATCATCATCAACGATATACGTATAATCATTGTTACCATTATAGGTCCAATCAGATATTCTCTCAATGTTGGCCACATTGGTGGTGTCCAGGCGATATAACTTGCTATTATCACTTGATACACAAATTAACCACTTACCACTCATACCAATGCTGTAAAAATCGCTGACTCCGGATGGCGGCGCTATTTTTTGCGTTGTACATTTTCCATCATTGATGGTATCAAGATAAAATTCATAACTAACATGATTGAATTGTTCATTATCGTAATACATGTACGAGTATTTTTGATTTGTTTTTCTAGCGATTCCATACCAACAACCATCTGCGCCATGAAAGAAATGCGATCTTACATTTGCATTATCATCATTTGGAATATCATACTCGCCCTTGGAAGGTGAACCAGTCCTGTGAATCCAATATGGATAATGTCCCAAATCAATCTCTGTAACTTCTGATGCCTTAAATGCCTTCTGTGAAATCAAATTCTCTACAAGTCCAGCATGCAGGTACTCCTCTGGCACCTTTTTTAGCCAGGCAGTTTTCGAGTTATTTCTTGTGATAAACTCCAATCGATATCCTTCTTTGATGTAGGTTCTCTTGTTTGGCCTATAGCTTTCATCATTATAGGAGTTATTCTGTGAAGAATAAGTTCCAAGTCTTACCAGATAGTTATTACCATTCTGCTGTCCAATCCCTGCTAGTCTATTCGTAAGACAAATAGCTGAAATTGTACCATTTGCCTGGGATGTTGCAAAGTCCCATACAAATTTAAAACCTCCATCTACCACCTTGCTTTCTGTCAGGTTCCTGCTTCCACGCTTTACATCCGTTGTGTTATTTACGTCACTGGATGCATATCCAATCAAAGGATTAGCAAAAGGAGCATAGATGTTATCTATCTTTTCCTCAATCGGCTCCTGGTAGAGAAGGATTCCACCTGTTAACTTATTGATAATTGGCATCATCCACTTTTCGCCGCTTTCTCCATCAAATCCTGTATTGTTATACAACATTCCTAAAATATTTGTATTAAAAATATCCGTAAGGGCTTCTGTTACAAGATTGGTATCTTCATACACCTCGACTTCACCGGTATGGACATTTGTCAGTTCTATTACACTTTTTCCTTTTAACATCGCTACGCCTCCACATTCAAAAAGTCTGTTACTACATTTTTTATAAAACCATCCGCGCCGCTTAAAACAAATCGATACTTAATCATTCCTGTGACCGCCTTCTCCGCCCAGGCATCTGTACTGATTCCTTCAATCGCAGCTTTCGACATTCCAGACGCTTTCTCGGTGAACTTCACCCAGTTATTATTGGTATAGCCATACCAGTTCTCTCCATCGTCAAAAGATACCGCAAATAGACATTTTTCATCACAATCCGCAGTCACCTTTTCAATTCCCAGGATTGTATAATCTGACATATCAATATTTTCAGAATAAATTACCTGGGGCTTTGGAATCGCCTTATACTTTAACTTCATGTCCGGAAATCTGTTATTGGAATCATGCCAATAAAGGATGCTTGGATTATGAAGTCCAATTATTAGATTTCCATCCGGCAAATCCGAAATACCATAGGTTTCAAAAACCTCTGCAGTAACCTCTGTTTCTTCCAGGGCTTTCAGTGTATCTTCCTCCACCGTATAAAGAACTCCCTCTCCATCACGAAACAGATACCTTCGATTATAAGGATCCATGAAGGTTGGCGGGTTCTCTGATAAGATAAACTCATCACCATTTTCATCCTGGTGAAGGAAGGTGATCATCTTTCCCTTTTCTCCCTTATAACTTATGGTTTTCGTTTTTGTATAAAGTGCAAACTCACCAAGATTTGAGGAGTTATCTGAAATCGTATCGATAAAAAGAATAATATCCCCGGTATCAAAGAATACTGCATCCCAGATAAGCCTCGTGGAATCATTAAAATTCCCATGCACTGAGTATCCTTCCCATCGAAATCGTATAAATTTATACGTATCAAGCAAAGTCCCTTCCTCTCTACGTGTGGTAAATACATCTGCATCCCGTCTACTTATCTTTATCTGCTCTGCATTCTGACCAATGCCAATCCAGGAATTACCGCTAATATAAAAATTAGATGCGGTAACTCCTCTAAACTTAAACCACTCAACACCTAAAAGCGTATCTGTACCATCATCGTTTTGGCTATTGTTTCTGATAATTTCCATATTATCTGTGGATAGAAAAATATCCTCCAGCATTACATAATCAGCCATTGTACACCTCCTGTAGTTCCTCTATTTCTTCAAACTCTGAAAATCCCATATCATAGGTTGCCATAGTTCCTTTTTCAAGCTCAGTGACCTCACCTACGATACGTGTCTGGTAATCAAATACCATCACAATCTGCTTTTCTTTCACCTTCGTTTTCTCTGTCATTTCTAGGTCTCCCGGCAGAACTTTTGACTTATTCACAAAATAATCTGTCTCAAAGGGAAGAATCTGTATTTCACTAATTTCCGCAAATGGATCCGAGTCAATGGTAAGTGAAATGGCTCTTCCCCTTTCCACAGGGAAGTATTCGCCACCGCTTTCACTATATTCTTTGTTCAAACGAAACTCTGTCGCATCCACCACATATCTTCTCGCATATACCATCTTGTACTTGTCAGCTACTTCAATGACATCCTGCACAATTGGTACAAAGAATGAAATATCAGAGGTAAGTCCTCTCACCATAAGACCAGTCATTGTGATATGACCGATATCGTCGCTAAGTCCCTGGCGCTTAGGAGCAATAAATCGAACCTTAACATCATCATGCAGTTTGTTTGTAGGAAGGCCTGAAAGACCAATCTTTGAAATCTCCTGATCCACAGTAATTCGTCCATCCCATCTTTCTTGGGCACCAAGTCCCTGACCAGATATAGTAGCCATTGCGTTTTGTGGCTCAATCCTTCCAGTTCCATTTGTAAGAGACACCAACACCTCAAAGGTATGCAGCTCATTTGCTTCCATTTCAATTATAGGATAATACAAATTCAGAAGATGATTTCCACTAAACCAAGTCTCCTTTGGATGGAACTGCTCCACTTCCTTACCATCAATCATGTAATAAACAGTAAGTTCTGCTTTTCCATCTTCTTCCCAGGCTACCGGTAAGGAAATCACCTTCTTTTCCTCTTTTCCACAATCAATGCTAGTCTCTGCTGTCACACTTCGCTTATTTACATTGGTTTTAATATCAAGGATTGCTTCTCCATGAAACTCTGCATTTGTTTCATCACCAGAAGCAAACTCGATATTGATAATCGAGACCTTATCTTTTCCAACATTCACAGCTAAAGCATTTATATAGGTGTAAATACTCAGCTTATTTTCTGTAATGGAGTTTTCAAGTCCTGCGATATTCTTATCATTTTTACTTTTTGCCTGAGCCAGTCTTGGGTTCTTTCCAACACACTTCACACTCTGCTTTCCATTTATTTTTGTATTTATTGATGTAATTGCAGAATGTTTGCTATCATCTGCATGGCCACCAGTAAACTTAATCACATCTCCAAGGTCAAGCGCTGGATCACCAATAGTATCTGAATCAAGTGGAACATAATTGACCTTCAAGATTGCCTGTAATATTCCATTGATGATACGTTTTCTTGTTTCATCCAGGCCAAACTGCAAAAGAGGATTGACTCCCAAATTCATGGTAAGTCCATCATCCGGCTTTACCGAATAATACTCAGCAATATCCGTTTTCTTATTAGTGGAACTAACAGCAGTATATCTGGTAACAAAGTCAGAAAAGCTGCTTGTAAATCTGTGTCTACTATCAACATCTTTTATGGATTCATCATTATACTGAACTAGGCGGAGCTTCCCTTCTCTATCAATCATAGAAAAGCAGCCCATTGCCTGCGCCAAATAAAATAAAAAATCTCTCCAAGTCTCAATATCATTTTCCTGGTAAATACCGAACAGTTCCTTACCATTTGTCATAGCCTCGATCTCGGCTCTTGTCTGTGCAAGTTCCACATGACATGCTTTTGAAAGAAGCTCCAAAAAGTCATAAGGAAATGCGCTGGATAGTCCTTTATTAAAATTCTTATCCAGGTTCAGCATGGCATCATACGCCTTAAGCTCCAGCACCTTGATTTTTCGATTTGCCTCAGCAACATAAAAAACACCCATTGGCACTTCTTCATAGGTCCCATCTGAAAGTTGCAAATGAAAAGAAAGCTGGATACAGGCATCTTCCAAGCTATATCTATCCACATTCAAAAACAAAGAAATGCCGAGCTCTGCAGCATACACAGAACCCAGCTCAATTTCAGAGGATCCGGAGCATTGTCTGCTAATATATCCAGAGCCTTTTACGATATCCTCATTCCCAAAAATATACTCCTTCTTATTCTTCGTTGTGATTTTCCCAGTCCAAAAGAAGGAACGGGAAGGCTCACTGATTGCCTTTTTATACTCTTCCGATACCGGGTACATCTCATTCCTCCTTAAAATTCCTTCAAAGTAAAGGATACTTCCCACAGTCCCTTGTAAGAAGTATCCTTTTTGAGCTTCGCCTTAAATCCAGAAATGAACATCTCTGTTGCTTTAAGAGAAAGCTCCTCTGTGTCAAAATACTGAACCGCAATCCGGTCCTTCTTGCTATATGCTGTCAGAACCTTCAGCCAGCTTTGAGTCACATTAAAGGAAACCGAAATCGTCACAATACCAGTTCTAACAACATCTCTCTGAGTCGTTCCCGCTTCTGTTTCTCCACTTGAATCTGCCTCCACATCTCCTAAATCTAAATCATAGGAAACCGGAAAAGGCAGATCCACATCATCAAATACAAGATATTTCATATATGCCATGTTATCTGCCTCCACTTCTAAGATTTGCACGCTGCTGTGCTGTTACAATTACTTCATCAAGCATGGTTCCTCCAAGATATACCGGAATCACCACATCACCACTTTGTGAGTTGAGATTACCTGCAAGCTCTCTAATAGCGCCGATGATACTTTGTGTGCTTGCTGCAGATGTTGCAGCTACACTTCCGGCTGATTCATACTCAGCACTGACATTCGGATTGACAATCATATCCGACGCTACACCTTCCACAGCCTTTGCCACCATTCCCTTACTCTTTTCAATTCCCTTAGCAAGTCCTCCCATAAAGTCAGGCATCCAGGATTCATAATCTGTAAGAGGTCCTTCATCTGGTACAGAGAAGTGCAGAAATGACTTAATCTTATCAGCAACACTCTTTACAGCATCACCAACTGCTCCAATGCAGGATTTAATACCATTTACAATTCCCATAACCAGGTCCTTGCCCCAGGTGAAAGCCTGTGATGCCAATCCAGTGATATGGCTCTTTACATTGGAGAATCCATTCTTTACAGCATTTAAGACATTTGTCATGGCACCCTTTACTGCATTTACAATTCCATTAAATACCGAGCTGACTGCTCCCTTAATCGCACCAAGCACAGTAGAAACCGTCGACTTGATGGTATTCCAGATTGTAGAAATCGTGCTCTTAATGGTATTCATAATGGTGGTGATAGAATTTTTCACCGCTGTAAAATCGCCGGTGATCAGGCCCTTAATGCCACTAACAACAGCCTGAATAATCGTCTTGATTGCATTCCATACCGTTGTAAAAATAGTTTTAATGGCATTCATTACTGTGGTAACTACCGTCTTGATCGTATTCCATACCGTTGTGATAATCGTCTGAATCACAGTAAGAACCGTCTGGATGATGGTCTTATAAATATTGAAATAGGTGGTTACAATGGTCTTTATCACATTAAATACTGTGGTAAAGATACCCTTGATTGCCTCCCATACTGTTGTAACAATCGTCTTGATAACATTAAAAACGGTCTCAATGATTGTCTTATACAGATTAAAATAAGTTGTAACCAGGGTTTTGATAATGCCAAATACCGTCGTAAAAATGGTCTTAATGGCATCCCATACTACCTGGAAAAACGCCTTGATTGCATTCCATACGGTAGTTGCTACCTGCTTCACATTCTCCCAAAGGTCAATCCAGAACTGTCTGAAATCTTCATTTGTATTCCACAAATAAATGAAAGCGGCCACAAGTGCTGTGATCGCTGCAATAATCAGAAAGATTGGATTAGCAAGCATTGTGGTATTCAGTGCTGCAAATGCGGTCTTCACTGCAGTGATTGCACCTGAAATCTTAGGAACAATCGTCATAATCGTTCCAACAGCAGATATCACTTTTCCTATAACAATCAGAACCGGCCCAAGCGCTGCGGCTATAAGCGCAACCGTCACAATCACCTTCTTGGTTCCTTCGTCCATAGAATTAAGCCAATCCACAAACTTCTGTACCCACCCCACAATTGATTTGAGAGCCGGCATCAAAAGTTCACCAAAAGAAATAGCCAGCCCTTCAAGAGCTGACTTTAATATGGTTAACTGACCTTGCAAGTTATCAAGCTGTGTATCCGCCATCTGCTGCGCAGCACCACCACTGTTTGTGATAGAACTTTGCAAATCATCCCAGCTCTTACCAGTGTTGGCAAGAAGGGCATTTGCTGCTGCCAGATCTGTCTTATTAAAAATCTTACTGATGATATTATCCTTCTCCGCAGAAGTCATACCATCCATGCTTGTATTCAAATCTCCCAGGATGTCATTCATGGATCTCATGTTTCCCTGAGAATCATAAACCTGTACCCCTAGAGACTCCATTGCATCTGCTGCATTATCCGTTGGATTCTGCAAGGAAAGAATAATGTTTCTTAAATGCGTACCACCCTCGGCACCCTTAATACCATTATTTGCCAGGATACCAAGTGCAGTGTTAAGTTCTGCTGTTCCTCCTTTTACAGACTTTGCTGTTGCACCAATCGTAAGAATACCCTCACCAAGCTGCGCTACCGATGTATTGGTTGTAGATGCTGTTTTTGCCATCTGGTCAACCATCATTCCAGCTTCATCTACTCCCATTCCAAGGGCAGACATTGCATCAGTTACCATATCAGAAGCACTAGCAAGGTCAATTCCACCTGCGGCTGCCAAGTTCAGTACTGTCGGTAAGGTGTTACACATCTGCTCTGTATTGTAACCGGCAAGGGCTAAGTAATTAAGAGCCTGAGAACATTCTGTTGCACTAAATGCTGTTTCAGCTCCCATTTTCTTTGCCAAGTTTGATAAGGTTTCCATTGTATTAACTGACTGCCCATCAACCATTGACATGGAGTCTTTTGTAATACCCATTGTTGCCTGGACCTGGCTCATGGAGCTTTCAAAGTCTGCTGCTGTCTTTAGGGAAGCAGCTCCCATACCGGTTACCGCCGCAGTCACCGGAAGTAACTTTTTTCCGGCTGATTCTATATTTTGACCTGTTGTTTTCAGGCTCTCACCAGTAGCTGCTATCTTCTGCATAGCAGTTGCTGACTGATTTGCCTGTGTCTCCAGGTTTTTTAAGTCCTGCTCTGTTTCAACAATCTCCCTTTGCAGTGCATCATACTGTTCCTGGGAGATCTCCCCATTTGCCAGTGCTGTATTGGCCTGTTCTGCCGCCTGCTTTAAGGTTGCGAGTTTTGTCTTTGTCTCCTCGACTGCCTGTCCTAAGAGCTTATGCTTTTGAGCAAGCAGCTCCGTATTTCCCGGATCCAATTTCAGGAGCTTATTGACATCTTTAAGCTGTGACTGTGTATTTTTAATTTCTCCATTGACACCTTTTAATGCTGTCTGCAGCTTGGTAGTGTCACCACCAATCTCTACTGTAATTCCCTGAATACGACTCGCCACGCTTCTCACCTCCTAAAAAATGGCAACAAAAAAGGAGCCTTTCAGCTCCCAAGAAAAAAGCACCAGCCGATAAGCTGATGCCATTCATTAATCTTGTAAGATTACTATATTTTCACACCCTTGCTCTTTCGCTTGAGCCTTACATTCTTCTTCAGTTGCTGCAATGCCCCTGATCACATCATTTTGATCTGTCCAGTAAAATGAAAAATCCCCTTCACCAAACATTTCCCTTTTGACTTCCTCCAATATTTGCATTTCAACAACATCTATTCTTGCCTGGAATTGCTCGGCTTTATTAACTGCAATACCTTCTTCATGATGCATATACATATCAATTACATCATAGAGATCACTCTTAAATTTTACAGCAGCAACATCCGTATCAAAATAAACCCCGAATCCATTTCCATAAACTGTTGTTATTTTGTAACCCTGTTCTTTCAAGGCTAATGCAATAGCCATAATTCGCGAAAAAGGGATATCAATGATCGGAAAGAAATTCTGCAAATCCTGATCAATAATATCATAAAAGCCTTTTTTCTTGATGTTTCTTATGTATTCTGTCTCTTCCTGATCCAACTGTTCTAAATAACTCAAAATACGCTCTTCCTCCTCTGTTATTTCCATCTGTCCAAATAATAAGTAGTCTGTTGTGACACCAAATATAGCTGAAAGGTCTGCCAACATATAGATATCAGGCTTACCAATTCCTTCTTGCCATGCAGATATAGTTTGTCTTGCCACATGCAATTTATCAGCCAGGTCCTGTTGTGTCATTTTATTTCTACTTCGAAGGATTTTAATGTTATCTCCGAATCGTACTCTTCTACTCATATGATACCTCCTGGTATTTGATATAAGAATTGTACCATCTATACACAAAAGAACCTAGCAAATCATTTTAACATCCACCTAGAACTTATCGAAATCCTCCTGAGTTGCAAGAGTCGCATACTTGCATTCATCGTTCCTGCTCTCTGCGAACATATCATTTACCATTCCAATGGATAAAAGATCCAGATCTCTAATACTGATACCTAGCTGCACGCATCGAAGCAGGAATAATGGTGTTGTCATTTGGCGCTCAGTTGGGCGAAGTTTTTTTTAGCTTCGACTTCTGTTTTTACATTAAGCCCCCAAAGCTCAATGATCTGAGGAAGTACCTGATAGATAGAAAATGTATTAAATCCATCAAGCCACTCCTCCGGAGTATCCGGAACATTGGCGTCTGCATGCTTTGCCATAATAAATGCAATGTTCTCGAACATCTCAAGAGAAAAGCTATCCAGGTTTGAGTTACTCGCATCGCCATCACCGATAGCTTTTTCCAAGGAACTCAAATCCTTATAAATATCTCTCTGAAATTTAAGTCTATAAATACGTGGAATGGCAGCGCTTGCTTTAAACGCTACCTCCTTTCCATCGATTTCAATTTTCTTAATAATGCTCATCCTTTCCTACCTCCTACTTACTAGCCTTTGCAGTCTCGGTTGCTGCTGTTTTCTGTGGCTCATACACTGACTTATACCAGTTGTTGTAAACGGTATCTGTAGTAGAATCACCAGTCTTTGCCTTCACATAACCGGAAGCAAGTGGTCTCGCTTTTACGGTCAGTGTTTCCGTCTGTACTTCCTTCTCATCCTCATTGGTCTTAGACTCAATGGAAGGTCTGGAAGCAGAACAGTTATAGAGCACATGTCTGATCTTTCTCACATCACCATCAAACTCGAAAAGAAGTGCAAAACTGCCTGTCTCACTATTGGAATTTTCCACAAGCACCTTATTGGCGTCCTGCTCCTCTTTCAAAATATCTGTCCTGAAGGACTCCGGAATCATGGCAAGCTCTAAGTCACCATCATAGCCCTGGTTGTTATTGATTACATAATATTCCACGCCATCAGCATAGAAACTTTCCGGCTCACCGGTTGGATCCAAGGAAATGGATACCGCACCAGGCATCGCTACCGGATTTGCGAATGTTACAGTTCCGTCCTCGGCCTTTGTAATCGGCGCATAATGGACATTACAAATATTGAATTTTACTTTATTTTTTCCAGCCATTGTTATACCTCCATCTGGTAAAGCACCTCATACAGATTTTCCGATTCAATCCATACTTCGCTTTTTTCATAAAATAAGCCGCACTCATCGAGCACAGCCTCCACCTGTTCCTCAAGCTCTACATCCTTCAAATCGGTGTAAAGCTCAACATTTACTTTGCGTTTCTTAAAGTAAACCTTCCCGTCAGCAGCAAAGTTACTACTGTTCGGATATAAAAATACTAAAAAAGGCGGCTCCGGTGATTCACCCTCCACAAAGTGGTCATAGGCAAACGGAAGTCCACTTTTTTCTAACAACTCTATGATTTCCTGGTGCGTCACTGTTTCAGCCCCCTTTCAATCTTCTCTTGCAGGGAAGTCACACCATTTTCTTCCGCAGGAGCAATATGAGGTCTCGCAGCAACTCTTCCTCCACCACGCTTGGCATGGCCATGTTCCAGAAGGTGTGCAATCTGATATCGGTTTTTGGAATGAACCGTCATGGTGAGAGAATTGCTGGTTTCCTTTGTTTTCTTGGTGGCCCAGCTCTTTTTATAAGCACCAGTCCTCTTTGGCGCGTTTTCCGATATTTCCTTTTTGACTTCCTTGCTGACCTGCTGCACGCTTTGCTTTACCAGCTCTGTGGAAGCATCTGCATATTCTGTCAGGCCCTTCATCACAGCCTCTGCCAAATGGTCAACCGTTACTGTGTTTCTCGCCATGCTATCACCTCTTTACCCTGGCGGCTCTAAGTTTCACCGTCTTATTCTGATACTGCACATTATCGACAAAAGAAATGTTGTAAAGCGCTCCCCGGAACACAATCCGGAAATGTTCACTGTCCATATCCTTTATCTTTTTGCAATACCGTATCACAAAGTTTACTTCGTCCTGGGAGTTCATCTCGGAAGCTGCCCAGTATTCTTTCCCGGAAAGATTATTCACATAGGCATAGCAAGAATGATATTCTTTCCACACCAGCTTGTGATTTCCGTTCTTATCCCTGGCACCTTCACTTTTTTCAATCGTGATGCGTTCTCTCATTTTTTCTATCAAAAGTCCACCCCTCTCAAATTGGATAACATCGCCCTGAGAGTAAGGTTCAACTCCTCATGATCGGCTTCCTCCCTGTGCTCGTATAAGAAGGCAACCACAAACATGACTGCAACACGAACACTGTTATCGTTTTCAAATTCTGTCATATCATCGCATCTTAGGATATCCTGAATCTTACGCTGTGCTGATCCAATGAACGCCTCTATCAAATCGTCGTCATCTTCAAAATCTACTCTAAGATACTTCTTCATTTCTTCAACTGATACAATCACGCTTGCTACCTCCCTTCTAAAAGATAGGCGGCACCACCGATAGCAGCACCGCCCCTAAATTATCCCTGAGACTTTGCAGAGACCTTGATATCAAGAGTCTTAACAGCCTCAGAAAGAATGAGCTTACCGTCCACTCTCTCAGATGCAAGGAATCCCACCTGACCAGTAGTAGCAAAAAGCTCGTTTAATCTCTTAAAGCTACGTCCCTGGCGATCTGCAATCCAATAGTGGCTGTAATCACCAAATGCCATGACTCTATTTCCAGCCGCAAGCTCCGGAACATAGATGGAAGTCTTATAAGGACGATTTAAGATTCTATCCGGTTCTCCATCTCTTACAGAAGGCTGCCAGATATAATTGCCATTTCCATCCTTTAACTTTCTGATTGCTTTAACAGTAGAATCGTTAAGAATCCAGGTTGCCTTATTACGATATGGAGCACGAAGGCTGTAGTAAAGGTCCATCACATCATCAAAAGTGATGTTTGTACTTGTTGCAGTCACTCCTGTTTCGGCACCACCTGTTGCATTGAAGATACCGATTGGCTTTCCGCTACCATCACCTACAAAGAAGGCCTCCTCCTCTTTTGCACCGATACGACGAGCGAACTCTCTGGAAATATACTGCTCAATGTTGAAAACTGAATCATTTAAAAGCTCGTCAGAAATCTTAATCATGGTTGCGAGCTTATGCGCACCAATTGATGTCTGACCAAATGCATCATCGCTTTCAGGGAACTGCTCTCCCTCGTCAATCCACGCTGCTTCTCCCTTAGAAGTAACAATCGGGATTTTACGATCACCACTGGAAGTTCTGATTACATGAGCAAGACTTCTAAAGAAGTTCTCCTCCTCCAATCTTTCCACCAGGGTTCTCTCATATTCATCTGGAGCAAGGAATCCACCCTCAGAATCAGTACCAATGGATAATGCGTTCTGCACATCAAAGGACATTTTATTTCTGATGGCTCCAGTCCAGAATGCATTCTTGTACTCATCACTAGCTCTACCAGTCCTACCATCAGCGCCTTCCATCTTGGCGCTAGGCTTATTTGTGATCGGAGCGCTTGTGGCCTTAGCCATTTCTGCATCGATTGCAGCCTGGCGCTCAAGTCTGTCGATCTCCTTACCAAGATTAACAACCTCTGCTTCCATTCGGTCATAGGTTGCTGCATCCTCAGCACTCATCATGCCATTTTCGTTCTGCTTTGCATCTAAGAAAGCCTTTGCCTCCTCCCAGGTCTTTGCTCTCTTTTCTTTCATCTCTAAAATCTTACTCATAATTCAAAATCCTCCTTAATGTCTCAAGAGATTTAATCTCTTTTGTAACTGATCTACGGGTACCTGATTTTGCGGCTTTACCACAGAAACCTTATTCATAAACGACTGCGCTGCGTGCTTTCCTGAAAACATCATCGCCTGCTGCTTAAAAGGAAATTTCTTCTCCTTCTCGTCGCCATCGCCATCTTCCTTACCTTCCTCTGGCTCCTCGCCCTCATCCGGTTTTTCCTTCTTAGCAGGTGATTTCTCCTCCTTTGCAAAGAGGATTTCATCTGCAAATCCAAGTTCCACCGCTTTCTTGGCATTGAACCAAGTCTCATCATCCATGAGCTTTGAGAGCTTATTTCTACTAAGGCCAGTCTTGTCGACATAGGCATTTAAGATAGACTCTTTCACTTCATTTAGCATGGAAATCGCAGCTTCCATATCCTTCGTATTACCGATAGCCATCGTTGCTGGATTGTGGATCATCATCATAGCTACAGGACTAACCTGGACCGTATCACCTGCCACAGCAATCACCGACGCTGCACTGGCTGCCAGACCATCAATCTTGACAGTTACATGACCGGCATAATCACGAAGCATGTTGTAAATCTGTGCTGCAGCAAAAACATCACCACCAGGTGAATTGATCCAGACGGTAATATCACCGCTGTCCGCATACAGCTCATCTTTGAAAATCTGAGGAGTCACTTCATCGCCATACCAGGTTTCATCTGAAATTTCTCCATTCAAAAAGAGCGTCCTAGAAATTCCAGAATCGCCCTCATTCTTTACCCAGTTCCAAAACTTACGTTTCATCGCTTGCCTCTCTTTCTATTGTTTTCTGGTGGTTTTTCTTCCGGATCAGGTTCCGATTCTTCCTGCCGCGTCTGCCCAGCAAAAATACCAGCATCAGACAGCTTGCACATATTTCCGTTAATGAGGTATAGATTTCCACCTTCCTCATCAGACAAAGGATTTAAGTCCTCCATCTCCCTGATATCGTTGGCAGATAACCACCCGTTTTGTCTGCCAATGGAATAACCATTCATTCGTGACTGATAATCGCCACGAAGCAGGCCATCCACATTTAACTTAATAAAATACTTTCCCTTTTCCCCTGGAAGAAGGAGTGCCTTTTGTAAGCTCTGCTCCCATCTGATTACCCAGGGATCCAGGGTGTACTTTACAAACTCTAGCGACTGCTGCTCAATATTGGAAAAGCTCGACTTCTCCAAATCCCCAACCATGTGTGGTGGAATACGATAGAGTCTTGCAATTTCATTGATCTGAAATTTCCTGGTCTCTAAAAACTGCGCTTCTTCCGGAGGAATACCAATCTGCTGGTATTTCATTCCTTCTTCCAAAACCGCAATCTTATGCGCATTACTTGTTCCCCTATACACTGCGTTCCAGGACTCCCTCACCTTTGACGGATCCTTTAATACCCCAGGGTGTTCCAACACGCCGCCAGGATTGGCCCCATTCGCAAAGAAGGAGGCTCCGTACTCCTCACATGCAAGCATCATCCCCACAGCGTTCTTTGCCATTGCAATCGGTGAATATCCAATCAGACCATCAAAACCAAGTCCCGGAATATGCAGCACATCTTCCTTCTTCAGTTTGATGTCACCATACTGTTTGAAGTTTGGATTCTCCTCTGTATTTCTGGAATACACGTAGTAGATTTCACCTTTTTCATCACGCTGCACATCCACCTTGTTTGGAAGCAGCGGATACAAAGCAAGCACTCTACCGGCTCCATCTCTAATGATCTGCGCATAGGCATTTCCCCAAATCAAAAGATGACTCATCAGCGTTTCCCTGAACACAAATGAAGTCATCTCCGGATTGGGCTCATCATGGAGCACCTGGTATAAGTTGTGGTCATAGACCATTTCTTTGCCGCCACCTTCTTTGTACTGGTAGACGTGAATTGGAAGTGATGCGACAGCTTCCGACAAAATTCGCACGCAAGCATACACTGCTGTGGTCTGCATTGCAGTCGTTTCATTCACTGGCTTACCACTGGTTGTCCTTCCAAACAAGAAAGAATAACCGGCATCTGCGGCCTTGTCCTGTGGCTTATCTCTCGCCTGACCAAAACCAAATAAACTCTTTATTCCCATAGGGCACCTCCTAATTCTTTACATGAAAAAAGCACCTACCGAAGTAAGTGCTCCTTATAACTATTTGGCTATATATTGTTTCATCTCATTATATCTTCCAATTAATAAATCCGTTGTCTCTTTTCTTTCAAAAGTCTTTCTGTCATCAAAATCAATCTCAGGTTGTGCCACAATAAACTCGACAATCTTTGCAAAAATCACTGTAGCCTGATCTTCATTTGACAGAACATCCAATATTTTCTTACAATAAGTTTCCATCTTATTTTCATTAAATCTTGGAACTTTTTTGCCAGACACATACATTCTAAACAACATCATCGCATGATATCTGGACTTATTGTATTTCTTATCAATCACTTTATTTGTAATCAATTTTTCTATTTTATATTGTGTCAAGGAACTCGTATAATAAATCCATTTTTGATCAGTAGGATTAAATATCTTATCTCCAACTTTTTTTACAATAGCGCCATAATTACCTGAAACTCCATGTGGATTGTTTAGAAACATTGCGGTTACTGATTTTATCTGTTGTGGAATATTAATGATTCTTGTTTTTGGGATGGATTCCAAACGATATTGACCTGTTCGTCTTTCATAATACAGTCTATCTTCTTCTGGAAAAGTACTATAAAATGTTTCCAATCCTTTTTGAAATTCAGATAACGCCTCAAGCTGTTCAGGCTTTATAGATGTCTGACTATTTGTTGCCTTTGTTATCCTATTTTTAGTTGTGTCATCTGTTGTCTCAATGACCTTAATAGGTATCAACAAATCATCTATCCATTCTATATTCCTATTGTCATACAAAACGTGACTTGTCTGGCACCCATTTACAATTTGATAATCTGTTAAAACTGTGGTGGTTCCTGTCATTGTTAGCTTATCTGCAATGATAGTTATTCCATTATTAAGCATACAAAATGAATTAACATCTTTTGTCTTTAATGTGTCCATTATTGCTTTATTAACCGGATTTGTATCACCTAAAAAGTCACGAATATTATCATCAAAAACAGGTTTAAGCGCATCGGCCTCGCCTATTATAATTTTTCGATATTCGCTGAACGGGATAACCCCACTATATCCAATACTTTTATTATCTTCATCACTAAACATAACAATATTTTTTTCAAATTTGAATTTAGCAGACATAACATTCTTTGTATTTCGATACATTGTCTGTATTTCTGCTGCTCCACAAGGAGTAAATCTCACTTCTGAAAAAATATTAAGATCCATTAATTCTTTCACATTTCGATCTTTCACCTTTGTTAATGTTTTGTCGCCAGTCCATTTTCCTGTTGTTACATAATACATGGACAGCTTTGGATTAGCTTCTGTCATATACTCCGCATGATTATAAATGTATTCCTTCATTTCAAAAAAATCTTTAACCTCTTGCGTTGTAAATTCCGAAGCATCATCACCGAAAAATGATTTTGTGAACTCAAAAAAATTCAACATTAAAGTATTATCAAACGATGAAGAAGTCTTTGCTTGAATAAACACAAAATTCACATCCAACATTCGAGAATTTTGTATCTGAAACTCAATCTCTGATACCGACGTAACCAGTTTATGATTAACAATAATCCCAATACCATCGATTCCTTGCGCATTTTTTCCTGTTGAAAATTCTTCTAACTTTATATCAACAATCCCATTTTCTCTATTTACGCAACAAAAATTGCAAAAGTGTTCAAATGCTTTATCTTCTTCTTTCCCATCTATTTCATATGAGTTGCAAAACTCACCTAAAAACTTTTTTGTTATCTGGTCCACTCTAATACCTCCTATAACTAAGTCAGTATTATCATAGCAAAAAACATGACTATTTTCAACAAAATGCACCTTATCACCTCCTCCTGTTATAATATGATTATTCCCCTATTATCATACACACTTTCACAATTTCCCTGATTTCTCACAGCTCTATCAACCGCCATGATTGCAGCTACGATACCATCAATCTTCTCTGGCGACTTGGCCTTTGTAACCTTGATGTTTTCTGCTGCATCCTGCTCCACTACCACATTTCCACTCATCCACCTAAGCACTGGATTTCCTCCATGCACGATGCGAGCTTCCATGAGTAATTTATAAAATTCCTTCGTAGCCGGACTCATATCCTTGTAGCCCTGGCCAAACGGAACCATAGTAAATCCATCATCCATCAGGTGCTGGGTAAGCATGGTGGCATTCCATCTATCCACAGCTATCTCCAAAATGTGATACTTGGTTCCCAGGTCCTCGATGAACTTTTCAATAAAGTCATAATTGACCACGTTACCTTCCGTTGCCATAAGATACCCTTGCGCACGCCATACATCGTATGGAACCGACGCTCGCCTTACCCTGATTGGAATAGTATCCTCTGGAATCCAGAAGAACGGTAGCAAGATATATTTCTCATTCTCCGTTCTTGGTGGAAATACAAGCACCAAAGCTGTAATATCTCCTGTACTCGAAAGGTCCAATCCTCCGTAGCACTCCCTTCCAAGAAGGCTGTCCATATCAATTGGTTCATTTCCCTGGTCATATATCTGTTCCGGAATAAACCGGGTAAGACTGGATACCCACATGTTAAGACGAAGCTGCTTAAACACGTTCTCCTCTGCTGGATTTTGCAAGGCATCCTTGTAAGCATCCCTTACTCTTTCAATCTGAATGGTCTGCCCCAGGGAGGGATTTGCTTTATACCAGTTGGCTTCATCATGCCAATCGTCATCATCCGTAAGGCCAAATACCACAGGATAGAAAGTTGGATCAATCTTCCTACCCTCTAAAATGTCAGTCGCCTTCGTATGAAGCTCATAACAGATGCTTTCCTTCTCGGTGCCTGCTGTGGTGATTAAGAAGAACAATGGCTGCTCTCTTGCATCACCGGAGCCTTTAGTAAGAACATCATATAAAGTTCTGGTTTTTTGCGCGTGCACCTCATCCAGCACCAGGCCTGAAACATTCAGACCATGCTTGGTACCAACTTCTGCAGATAGTACCTGGTAAAATCCCTGGTTGGAATAATTGACGATTCGCTTACCAGCACTCATGATTTTGCTTCGTTTCATAAGCGCCGGTGTCATCTTCACCATCTGATTGGCTACATCGAATACAATGGAAGCCTGGCCACGATCCGCAGCAGCGCCATAAACCTCGGCGCTTGGTTCATTGTCCGCATAAAGCAAATAAAGAGCGACTGCCGCAGCAAGTTCACTCTTTCCATTCTTCTTACCAATCTCAATAAAGGCGGTACGAAACTGCCTACAATTATCCTCACCCACGATACCGAAAATATCGCGAATGATCTGCTCCTGCCAGGGAAGCAGCCAGAACCTTTTTCCGGCCCACTTGCCCTTTGTATGGCGCAGGTTTTCAATGAACTTCACAGCTCTATCAGCCTTGCCCTCATCGTAATGAGAAGTCGGCAGCATAAACTTTGTGGGCTGATAGTCCGTAAGCCTCGGATAATCCTTTGGCCTAGTTTCAGCCATCAGCCATTACCCTCAAGCAGTAAAAACTCCATCTCATCCACGCTGCCTTCCTGGACTTCACCTGCTATCATTCTGCTTCTGGAAGATGGCGTCAGGCCAAACTCACTGCAAAACTTAAGCATTACCTTTAAGTTGGTCTGTGCGATAGATACCTGCGGTACCTGCTGCCAATGCAAATGTCAATATAAAATTGTAGGTTTTTTATCATATAAGAATGTAGGAAAACCTACACGCTTATATGATATTTTATGTATTTTAATTTTCCTCAATCATGTATTGCATCTGATCTTTTAGTCTGTATGATGGTCCATTTATGTTTATCACAGAACAGTGATGCAGCAGTCTGTCAAGCAAAGCGTTAGTCAGTACTGGCTCCTGAAATATATCAGACCACTTGGAAAATGGACTGTTAGTTGTTATTACTGTTGACAGCTTTTCGTATCGCTTGGCTATGAGATTAAAGAATAGATTGGCTGAATCAACATCCATCTTCTGATAACCAAGTTCATCTATTATCAGAAGCTTGTATCTGCAGAACCATTTGATTCTTGTCTCAAGTCTGTTTTCTGAAGCTGCTTTTTTTAGCTGTGATATTAAATCCTGGAATGTTATAAAATATACGCAGTATCTGTGTTTTGCAGCTTCTATTCCGATTGATACTGCAAGATTTGTTTTGCCTACTCCCGGAGTCCCGCAGAATATGATGTTCTCAGCATTTTCTATAAATCGCAGTGTCATAAGATCCATGATTTTGGACTTATCCAATGATGGCTGGAAACTGAAATCGAATTCACTAATCTCTTTTAAAAATGGGAAATTAGCTACTTTTACGCAGCCTGTTATTGCCTGTTGCTTTCTGAAGTCAATTTCACTTTCTGTAAGCTCACATAAAGCATCCAGAGCTGTTTTTTCTCCATCTGCAATCATATCCAGATATGTGTCTATATTTTCCTTAAATCTTAATAATTCCAGTTCCTCAAGATTATTTATTAAGTTGTTATATGTATTCATCAGTCCTCCTTGGTGATATCGAATGGAAGCTCGGCAGACAGGGATATGTTCCTGTCTGGTTCATTGGAATTCTCAGAATGTATTACTTCTTTCTGACTATCCAATCCCCAGTCTTTTGCCATTTGTTCCATATCCTTATATATCTTGTCTTTATACTTATCATAAAGGAACTCAAATCCATCTTTGCGAAGAATTGATGGCGAATTATCCATGTGCATGCAGTCTTCCATAACACAGTCATATGCAAGATTTCTGCACATATCTGATTTCATGGAATATTTGATGTGTGATATGAATAGTTCCCTGTCAGCAATGTACGGAAGTACTTCATTTATGCCTTTTCTAAAGGTTCTTTTATCTGTGTCTGATAAATGTGCATAATTATTTATAATCCATCTGCCATAATCACTCTGATTAATATAGGCTATAAGTGCTTCCTCAGATTTTACGGCCTCTTTTTCGGTCACAGCGACTTTCCGGCTGTCTAATAATCTGTCCATCATCTTTAGATTTCCTGTAATTACTGTTTCCATGTCCGTATCATTGATTCTTCCTTTCATAAGCTGTTCATAGTGGTGTTTTTTATAATTGACAGGATTATTATTTAATGCGTGAATAGTTACAAGTTTTCCGTTATAATAGATGTAAAGCTTGTTGTCTAAGTAGTCCGCTGTAACTTCTTCGCCAATGAGCTTTGGGTCAACTGAGTATCTGTTGCCATTAAAGCGGATAAGTGCTTCAGATGACACTCTGTATCTGTTTGGTGTGAGATAGGTGTCAATGATACTTTTATGCGGAAGCGGCTTCAGGTACTCTTTTTCTTTGTAAAAAAGTGCTGTTGGAGACATTTTTGTTTCCTGATTAATTGATATGTTCATATCTTTATTAACTGCACTGATAAGCACTTCCAGTTCTTCTATTGTTTCAAACTCGCCTTCATAAGCTCTGACCCAGTCAATTATCTTATTTCTTGCTTCTACAGTTCCTTTAGTCTGCGGTGAGCGTGCTTTACACAGCCGCACTTTAAAGCCAAAGTCTTTTGCCATATGCATGATGGAATCTGTAGGCTTTTTGGGTGTTACATTTGTATTTGAAACTGTCGCCATGTTGTCAAAAAGTAATTCTTTTGGAACGCCTCCAAACTTTCTGAAACTATTAATAAGTCCTCTTGCAACATCATCAAATCTTTTTTGTGCGGTCATTTCAAGATGGGCATATCTTGAATATTTCAGTGTTGTATGCAGAACGTTTATAATGAATTTCTCGCCATATATGTTAGTAATGCCGATATCCTCCTTCCAATCTACCTGTGCCTGTTCTCCTGGATTTTTTTCAAATCTTGGATGCCCCTGTGTTCTGGCTTTAGGTTTTAGTTTGTTGACAGTGACATATCTGTTAAAGTTTGAATATGAACCTATTCGGTTTACACCATATTTCTTTAACATGAACTGATATACCCCCTGAACTGTAATTCTTTTGATAGCCAGTTTGTCTTTTATTTCATTCCTGTATTCATCTAATTTACTTCCTTTGTTTCGCTTATCAGGCCTCCCTTCATAACCATTGTGGTATTTTTTAACTGTCCGCCAGTCCATACCATACTTTCTTCCCAGAGCAGCATAGTTTGGCTTGATATCAAGACTGTCCATAACTGCCAGTTCTCCTTTAAGATTGTTTTTCATGCAGTGTTCACCTCCATAAGGAAGTGTAACAATACACCTAAAAATACAAAATAAGAATGTAGGTTTTCCGACATTTTTATATGCCATATTTCCTACATTCTTATATTAGCATTTGCA